CTGTATGCTAACCAGTCCTGAGAGTTTAACTGCATATCTCTCAGGGATTTCTGTCGGAAGCATATTAACGAACAAATGCTTCCCTGTGACACCTCTATAGGTGTCGCCATACTTGCTGTCTTCATAGGGGAATATCTCCCCTCTAATCTTTGTGTACTTCATACTTCCATCTCCTTTTCATTTTTTTTTGGTTTAATTTTTTGTCACTTCTCAGCACTGTCGTCTTCGTCGCTCTCTTTTTCAGGTCGTGACCACAACGGATCCTCCGGATCGTCAAATCCGAAGATGTCGGCAATGCGGTCGAAATCTGCGTAGTTAATCAAGTCTGACATATTTACACCTCCTTTCTTTTTAGTGTAAGTGCATTAGCGAGTGTAAGTGTCGCATTGCTCCTTAGCCGCACAGTTACTACATTCAATGTTGTAACCATAGGCTTGAGCAATGGCACGCTCTCTTTCTGTGAGCAGGCAGTAGTCACCTTTCCACGTCTCCATTTTCGCTACTACTCCGGCATACAGCTCGGCTGTCCGGAGTCGTTCCTGGATTATTTCCCTGAATTTTTTATCTGACATGTTTTACACCTCCTTTCCATAAATTTCAGCTAAGCTTGACGCACCTTGTTTGATGCGTCTGTTAGTTTCACGCAAGGCCCTGATCCGCTTCAGGTCTTGCAGTTTCTCCTGCCTAGCAGGAGCCAACAGTTTGCTCATCATAGCTTCGTATTCCGTTTGCTTGATGAGTTCCTTATATTCTTGCACCTCCTTCCAGTCAACCAGTTCCCACCAGTCAGCGGCGTCCTGTCTGTTGAAAGCTGGTCCTTTCTTAATGATTGTTAAGATTTTTTTCGGTGTGTACATAGCACAACCTCCTTCGAATATGTTAAGTAGGGGGTAGGGTTTAAAACCCCCTCACAAAGGGCTTTATACGATATATAAAGGGCCCCTTATTAGTTTTTGTGTGGTCTAATAATTCATAAAATCATTTTAACTTTTAATCATAGCCCCCCCCCTGCCCCTTAAAATGGCTTGCAATAACTTCCACATTATGTTAAACTATTTCTATAAATAATCCGATACGATTGGGAAAGTGAGGTTTAACATGGAAGATAACAAGATCACTTTTGAAATCAAGAACAACAAGGTTCATGTCACTTATGAACGCCCTACGTTGACCCTTGCCGACTTCCTTCAGGTCATTTCCACCGGTATCCTCCAGGCAATGAACTCCATCGTGGCGGCTGCCCCTGTAGATCAGCGTACCCAAGTCAAAGAAGAGCTCTATGACATGTACAACGCAGCCGCTTCCAACACACTCCACTATTTTGCTCCGGAGATCGAGATGCGCCCGCACCTGACAACTCAGGCTATTCTGGAGGCTGAGAACAACATTATCAACCGACAGTATGAAAAGATAGCTAATCGTAAACAGCGCAGAGCGATGGCGAAGAAAGAGGCCTCTTACTTGAAATCTTTGAAAGGCGGTAAACAGCATGAAGAAAAAAGCAATGATCAGTCAGCCAATGGCAGGTCTGACAGATGAACAGATCGTAGCAACCCGGAACAGAGCCATCCAGTATTTGGAATCCCAAGGCTTTGAAGTGGTCAATACGCTGTTCACAGATGAGTGGTATTCCAAAGAAAAAATGGCGGAACGCGGCGTTGTCCAGATCCCGTTGTGTTTCCTTGCGAAATCCCTTGAAAATATGAGCCTGTGTCATGCAGCTTACTTCTGTGATGGTTGGGATACTGCTCGTGGATGCAGGATCGAACACGCTGCAGCTTTAGCATATGGCGTTGAGATACTATATGAGAATCCTGCACGCCCTATTCATTATCCTGCAGGTATGGAGGATTAACTAGGCTATGAAGACTGTCCGTGACTTCTCGAAGTGCCCTCGATGCGGGGCCCCAACTGAAAAAAGCAAGGCCTGGTCAGGTGCTGAGTCAGAGTTCTGGTATAACTGCACCCGCTGTAATACCTACATAAACACCTATATCCCTCAGCCCCATCAGGCAGCTGTACACACAGACCCCCATCGTTTCACGGGCAACTTCGGAGGTTATGGTTCAGGTAAAACCACAACTACCAGGGAAGAAATCTACAAACACCTGCTGCTGACACCCGACGGCAATACGCTGATTGGAGCCAATGTCGCCTCCCAGTATGAGCAGACGTTAAAGCGTGAACTGGAAGCGGATATCCCGGCAGCATTCATCAGTAGCTATTCCACTCAGAAGCAATATATGGATCTGATAAACGGGCACCGTGTCATGTACAGACCTTTTGATGATCCTGAAAAACTCAGATCTTACAACCTCTCGATGTTTGTCATCATGGAAGCATCGGAAGTAAAGCCTGCGGCGTTCACTCAGTTAAAGTCAAGGTTGAGAAATATGACCGCCACGGCTCCCGTCCTCAATGATCAAGGTGAAATACAGTACCGTGTCACTAAAACAGGGGTTCAGATCCCGCTTATTGCAGCCGATTGGCGGCGTGGCATCATAGAAAGCAACCCGGATTCAGGCTGGGTACGCTCCGAAGTCCTCAATGTGTCCGATCAGATCTACAAGCATGGGCCAATTACCGATGAATACCGCGTACCTCCTGAGTCAAAGGACGCTAACATCAGCTCTCATATCACGGCAACGGAGATGAATGAGTTCCTACCGCAGAATTTCCTCATAGAACTCTGTAAAAACAAGCCGGTATGGTGGATAAACCGCTATGTATTCGGCAGTTTCCTCTATGCAGAAGGTCTGGTCTATCCTTCAGCCCAGAAATACATCGTCGAACCCCAGGACGAGTTCGAAATACCACATCATTGGAAGCGGATCATGGCCTATGACTACGGCCTTGCCGATGATTCTGTGTTTCTGTACGGTGCTATTGACGAGGAACACAATTTATTGTATATTTATAAGGAAAGACGTACCAATAATAAGAACGTCGAAGAACTTGCCCGCATGTTCTACGAAGACACCAAAGATATTCCTGTAGGTGGCTGGGCACGACAGCCCCTCATCGACCCGAAATCCGGGACGAAGCGGGACTATAACAAGAAGACGCTTATTGATCACTTCCTGGATTACAATATAAGTTTTAAACCTGGTGCAATCAATATAGATGCCAGAATTTACCGCTTGACTACATACTTTGAATCCGGCAAAATACGCATCTTTAGCTCATGTAAGGGTTTGGTCAAGGAGCTTTCTGAATATAAATTCAAGGCAAAAGCTTCAGACCTGGAAGGTTGGGATAATAAGCCCGAAGATAAGAACAACCACGCGATTAACCCGTTGGAATGGATCGTTATGGAACTCCCGGCTGACCCAAACAAGCTGATCTATGGTATATACAACCAGGACGGCATAGATGTGACCAAGCCCCAGCGCAGTATAAACGACGACTATGCAATGTTCGCACTTAGCGAGGAACCACAAATAAGTTCGAAGACCCAGGATTTCACTGGGTTCTACGATAGTGTAGACTATATTTTTTAAGGAGGGGATTGTCGTGGCTGATCCTAGAATACCCGGTACTGCAAATCTCAATAACTATGGAAAGCCTATAGTTAATGACCCGTCTCTCGCGGAGAACATGGGCACACTGACGGCAACGCCGACGAATATCGTGATCTCGGAGCTCGTAACCGATGTGAATACGCTCAAGGTGACCACAGTACCTGCTGTTGCAGGCAGAGTTACTACGCTTGAGACAATCGTAGCACCGATACCGGCAGCTATCGCTGCTCTTGAAGGCAAGGTCGCTGCTGCTGTGGAAGCAGAAACAACTGCTGATGGTACTACGGCTGAGACTACACAGGCTCTCGCAAATGCATTGAAAACAAAAGTCAATGCAATACTGACAGCTCTTAAAGCTGCCGGGCTCATGGAGGCTGGTGTTTAATACACCAGCTCCTTTTGCTTGACATTAGGAGGTGCATATTATGTTTGAAGATCAGAATTCCGTTCTTGGTAAAGCTGTTTTTGAAGAAAAACCTTTACCAATTAGCGATAGAGATGCTAAGCTTGAACAGCTTGATACACAACTTGAACAGCTTAATACAGCATTGTCTGATAAGGTTGATAAAGCTGAGCTTAATGCACAAAGGCAGAGATTACAAACCGAGTATCTGATATAGAGGGTTATATCGGCTACACCGCAGATGACATTTATGGGGTTGAAGTTGACTATGAAAACAGAACTTTTGCAAGGCTTGCAGGTGCAGTTGGCAAAACACCTGGGGCAGACTTTGACAGCATCCTTGCTTTCGGCGGCAGAAGAAGGTGCAACCTTGCAGATGATGGAACAGTCAATGCTTACTTTGGTGATGCAGGGTACAAAGAAGATGGTTCAAATGGTCAGGTCATGGTTGAACAGCCGAAGTTCTATTACAAGGTTGTTCCATTGAAACTTGATAGGGTTACCAATGGGAAAGGTTTTCATTTAAGAAAAGCAAGATATTATGTCAGCATAACCAAGAAGGCAGGATTTAAGGTTCATCCTGCTTTTGTGAAAAATGGTGTTGAGAAAGAAAAAATATATCTATCTGCGTTTGAAGGTTCACTGTATGATGTTTCAGCTTCTGCTTATATCTTGGATGATGCACAAATTGCTGACTTCACTGCAGGCACAGGTGACAAGCTTTCATCCATTGCAAATGCAAAACCAATTTCAGGTTCTTCACAAAATCTGACAAGAAGAAATTGCGGAATACTTGCTGAAAATCGTGGAACAGGTTGGTCACAAGCATATGCTGCAACCATTGCATGTTCACAGCTTCTGTTCACCATTGAATATGCATCAATGAATACACAATCAAAGATTGGTGCAGGTGTGACAAGTAAGACAGATGATGGTGCAACAAATATGTCAGAACTAACTGGTGCAACAACCAACCTTGGTAATGCAAGCGGTTCTGTCACAAACACCAATGGATACAATGTTGTATCTTATCGTGGTGAAGAAAACCTTTGGGGTAACATATGGAAGTTCACTGATGGCATGAATATTTATTGTGATGCATCACAAGGTATTCACAGCTTGTACATTGCAGACAATGCCTTTGCAGAAAGCAAAAACACCGACAATTATAA